TAATGTTTATCCATTTAGAAATCGTGTAACCAATAGTTATTAAAAGTAATAATATTTTCAAACCGTCTTCTATTTGTGTAAAGGTTGTAACACTAAGCGTGCCTACGTTCATAGCATATAGCTTTATATCTGATAAACTCATTTTATTCTCCACATTTTTTTGATGGATCATCTACTCTTCTCCAGTCTTCTTTTTCAAACCAGTCTCTGAGTGTAGCTCCTTTTTTACGAGCGCCTTTAACGTTGGTTTTAGACGATCTTTTATACTTACCTTTTGCGCCAGCAGATTTTTTAGAGTTTACTAGCTTCTGTCTCTCTTCTTTACTCATGCTTCGTATTTTAGAAGCAGGCAAACAGGTTTTAGTTGTGCCTCCACCTTTTTGCTTTTTAGCAAATGGCGAACTAGATTGTATATAAGCCATTATTTCTTTTTACCTCCAAAGTTACTAGGTCCACCAGCTTTAGTACATCTTACGCCCCAGCCTGAAGCATAAGCACTAGGCCAAACCTTAAATTTCTTTTTTGCCGCAGCTTTACAAGCACTACTTATCTTTCCGTATAGTGGTGATGCCATCTTTCTTTTTATTTTGTAGTTCAATTATCTTTTTAACTCTAGCATCTTCATAACGCAATGCTTTAATTTGTTTTTTGTCAAGACCTAAATCTAACAACATTTGTACTTGATCAGATGTTTTAGTATCTTTTTTCATTGTATCAAACTCACGTTGTTTAATCTCTTCAGGTGTTGGATCTTTAGGCTTGTCCCAACCTCCATAATATGGTAAGCCAACATCATAAGTACCCCAACCTAAACCTAATGCAACCTTTTGCCAAGTCTCTGTTTGATTACTTAATAAACCTCTAATGTTGTTTGCTTTTTTAACAACACGATCAACCGGTACGTTTGTGAAAGCAGATATAATTTGAGCACCTGCTAAGTAAGCTGGGTTTTCAAGGCTAAAGCCTTTTTCTTTCATTTCTTTTCTATTCCAGCTAAAACTTTTTAATCCGCCTACTAGTTTTCTATATTTAGAATTAAGTGGTGGTGAAAATCCTAGAGCTTCAACTGATGCAGCTTCATACTCAGGTGTTTTCTTACCGTGCTCATCGTATAGTTTAACTATCATATTTTTAAGAGCTGAAACCGCTGTACCTGCAATACCTAAACCTTTTAATTGTGAATCAATCATACCGTTTGCAACTCTAGCTATTTTTTTATCTTTTAAAGCTTTTTTCTTAGCATCTTCTTCTTCGTCTTCGCTATCACCAAATCCTATAGCAAACAAAGCTTGCTGCAGCGCGTTAAATATTAAGTTCTGTACAAAACCGTAATAAGCTATTTTAGATACATGAGTTCTCCAGTCGCCGCGACCTGCAATAAGATCTTGTGCAGATCTTTTTTGTATTCTAGCATACTGCATCGGAGTATTTGCCCAAGCAAGTATCACACGACCAGCAGCGGATGCTTGTTGCATACTAATTTTAGACGGATCACTTGACTGTTGACTTTCTTCAGCTAACGCTCTAAAGTCATCAAATGCTTTTTCTTCTGCAAGCTTTTGATCCATACCTTCTTTGATATACTTCTTTATTCTATTTCTATAGAATGTAGCACCACCTGAAGCAATAGCAAAACTATCAGCAAACCTTGTCATAACAAAACCTTTGCTAAGTAAGAAAGCAATAGCAGCTCTTGGTTTGTTTTTAGAATCTTTTACTGCATCTGCTATTTCAGATTCACTTACATTAATCTTAAGACCATTACGGCGTTGCACTAAATAATCAGAGTTCATAAGTGACATAAAGTCTTTCCAGTACTGAGGTTGGTTCGCAAACGCTTTTCCTGCAGCTACAATATTATTATCACCCCAATTTATAAAGTTTACAGCAGAGATGGTCTGTAGCAATGCAGATCTTGTGTTTAAGAACATTACAGCGCCAACAGAGTTGTTTAGCCAGTCGAATATCTTTTCTGTTACAGGGTTGCTTCCTATTGGTCTATTAGTACCAGCTTTCATACGACGTATGCTATCTTCCATAGCTCTACGCCATCTTGTACCGTAAGCAGCTTCCATTTTATTTAAGTTCTCAGGTGAGAATATAATATCTAAGTTCTCTCTAAACTCTTGCTGAGCTTCTGCTCTAATGACCTTGTTTATACCACCAATAATATCTGTAGTTAAGTTACCACCTAACCAGTCTTTACCAGGTTCAGGATATAACTTACCTTTTTGTATTGATATTAATTGATCTGCAAACGCTTGTAATTTAGGATCGTTCTTAATAAAGGCATTTAGCTTTCTAATGTCTGCTTTTGATAATCCAGGTATTGACATACCTTGCTGCGTCCATATGTAAGTTCTAATAGCATGTTGATATGTAAAACCACCAATACCAGTTTCTTTTCTAAATGTTTTAGGCAAACCTGGAAACTGCTGCTTAAGTGCCATAAAGTCATTAGCTGCAGATATTTTAGCTTGTACAACAGTGTCTTCAGCTTTCATATACGGATCTAACAAATTTGTTTTAAGAAAAGCCATTTGAGCATCACCTTTTTTTCCTTTGCCTAGCATTTTGTACAATAGCCCTGTAAAGTCTTCTGCCGATGCAGGTATTAAGAAATTATATTTACCTTTGTTAGCACCGACTGTTTTAGCTTTTGCAGCTGAAAACTGCTTGTATGTTTCAATTCCAGAAGAATCAAATATCATATCATTGACTATAGTGTCAAATGTTTGCTTTTTACTAGCTCTAGCTTGTTGCACTCTTGATTTAACATCTATTTGATCTAAAACTTCTTTAACAGCTTTAACGTTTTTACCAGCGTCATCTGCAAAGTAAAAGTCATTATAGCCTTCAGCTGCTTTACCAGCTATCCATCTACCTTTAGCCGCAGCTGTGCCATCGCCTAAACCTGTTATATTGCCTAAAGGTATATCAATACCCAGCGCTTTCATAAAAGCCTTTATAGGACCAGCCGCTGCTTGTGGTCTTGCTGTTAATATAAATAAATCTTCTGTACCACGAGTATCTGCTATTTTTTTAGCAACATTAAATAGTGGTCCTTTCTTGCCATCAATGACTTGTTCAAACTGACTAAAATCAAATGTAGCGCCTTGTGCTTCAAGATCTGCCGCTTGTTCTGCAAACTGTGTAGCATTTATTTCTCTAGTAGCACCAGGCGTTTCTTTTAAAACTTCTAATTTTTGTTGCTCGTTTAAGCTATCATAGCTTTGTTTATAGCTAGGTAAGTTTTCAAATTCTTTTTTAAATTTTCTTCTAGCCACAATATCTAGCATATCTGTGTCAATTTGAGATATCGGCTTTATTACTATAACTTTACTATTAGATCTTGCTAGTGTATCGTCAAAATCAAATACTCTAATTTTTTTAACTGGCTTGTCTAATTTTCTACCTTCTGCTAAAGCTTTGTCAAGAGTGTTAAGTTCATTTACTACTTTAACTGTGTTAGCGTCTTGATCACCTTCAATTTTTAAACTATTAGGAGCTAAGTTGTTTATTTTTTTAGATTGCCTAGACTTAGAAACTTCTGTTTCTAATTGAAGATCTAATAGTTTTCTAGCCTTAGCTCTTGTTACAGCATCGCTACCAGTTAATATACCAGCCTCTGTTAATATTATTTTATTTATTAACTCGCCTTGTAGTTGTACTACATTTGGATTTTGCCTTAAGTTTGAAGCAACCTCTACATTAAAATCTACAGCAACATTTTTACCAAATATTTCTAAGTTGTTAGGGTTCAAGCTAGACGGACTCCAATTACCATTAGAATCAACAGTGCCATAACCACTAAAATACCTAAGCATAGAGCTAGGCACAGCATCCCAGTCTGCATCTTTACCTGATTTTATAGCTTTGTTTAAAGCTTCTATTAAAATAGGGTGAGAAGTTCCTCCACTGTCTCTCCAAGTATTTCCATTAGTATCAACTAGATTACCTTTAACAACATCACTTTCATTTTTTAAAGCTATTTGCCAGTAGTTATCTTTAATCCACTCTTTGTATTTTTTTAAAGAATTTTTAGCAGCTGCAATTTTTTTCTTGTCACCAGATTTTTCTGCATTAACTATATTTCTATATAATTGAAGTTTTGCTTTGGCGTGTTCTATTGCTTGAAAAACATGTTCATCTGTGACCTTACTTCTTTTACGAGTTTTACCGTCTTCTGTTATTACAGCTCCAGATTCAACGCCAGCGTTAGTAGCTTGATTTCTATTTTGATTAGCGTTTAAGTCGTAATGATACATAAAGTCAGTTAAAACAGCAAAAGCTTCTTCTGAAGTTTTAGCTACTTCAAGTTCTGCGTCTATTAATAAATCAACTCCTGCATTGTGAAGATCTAGCTTGCTAAGTCTTAATTTATATTTAGACCCGTCTTTTTGACCTAAAGCTTCTTTTGTTTGTTTTATTTGATCTTCATTAAAATCAGGTGTATTTTTTATTGCATCTTTTCTTATAGATTCTAATTCTAAAATTTCACCTTTTGCAATTAAATCTTTAGCTTCTTGTTTTAATTTAGGATCTAATATTTTGTTAGCGTCTGTTATCATGTCAAAACCTCTTTTGACCAGACTAGAAACTTTATTTCCAGATGTAAAATTAACCGCTTTGTTTAAAACTTCTATAGGAAAAATAGAACCAAAAACATCTACTAGTATTTTTCTTTTTAAAGACTTATCATTTCTTACTTTTTCTAAAGCTTCCTGATTAGCAATTTGCTGTATTTCTTTAAGTCCAGATGTTTTAGGTTGTTTTTTAGCGCTAAATCTAGCGCTTGTTTTTGTTTTAGCTGGTTTTGGTTTTTTAGCTACAATAAAAGTATCATTTTCAAATCCAGACATACCACCTAGCTTGTCAGCCATAGCCTCGGCTAGTCTTTTATAAAGCCTAATTCTACTAGGTTCTTTAGCTGTAAATATAACTCCTTCTATTTCAGGATTATTTTTTAAATAATCTACAACTCCATTTATATTAACTGAAAACACTTCAAAAGCATTACCAGCTGCAGTTATGTCCATACTGTCTGTTTCATCTGCAAATTGTAAATGATAGAATCTTTCAGAGCTTGATATATCGTCACCTTCAAAGTCTTTTTGTATACCTAGTTTTTTTGCTATATTATCAATGTCATCATAAGTTTGGCCTTCGTCAAACTCCATGAAAGCAGTTTCTTCTAATCTAGTAGTATATTTTTTTCCTTTAACTTCAAACGTGGTTTGAACATCTTCGTCAGTTTTTTTCCAATTTAAATCTTGACGTGTTTTTAAACTAAATCTAGCACCTGTTCTTGTTCTAGCTACAGGATCTGGTACAGCTTGCTCAAATATTAAGTTTCTAAGAGATAAATTAGCTAAGCCTTTTAAAGCTTGAGCATCAGCAGATCTGTATATAGCATCTTCACCTTTTTTTTCTTTAGCTTCAAGATCTAATGCATCAATTATGTTTTTATAATCTCTTAAACCTTTTCTAGTATCTCTTACGTATTTGTCTTTAGAGTTTTTAGTAAATAAAGCTTCTAATATTTTACCAGGTATTGATGTTGATTTGCCTTCTATGTTTGCAGATTCAGCTAGCATAGCAAAGTCGGCATCTGCATTTGCGTTTAACAATTGTTGTAAAGCCGTGACAGCACCTGACTCAACATCGCCTTTCATGATGTTTTGATTTTTCTTAGAAAACCTATTGGCTTTTAAACCAGTAGCTTTTTCCATTAAAGCAGCAACCGCAGGTCCTATGTCTTTAATGTCTTTAAACTCTTTTATTTCACCCTTATAAAAGTTAGCAATGTCATCTGCAATAGCCTCTTCAAACAACGCGTCTACTTCAGCCTTTGTGCTAACACCTAAGTTACTTAATATCGTGCTAGGATACTTCCTAGACGCCTTAGGAGTTGTTCTAGCTCTTGCTTTTGGCTTTGTAGTAGTTGTTTTACCACCAGTCGTTTTGCTTTCAATTTTTCTTTGAATGTTTTCGTCTGTAGTAGATTGAATTATACGTTCATATCTAGGATCATCTTTAAAAAACTCAAAAAGTCTAGCATCTAAAAGTTTGCCACCTGCTGTTGACGAATTTAAATAACCCATTATACTATCATTTCTAGCAGGATCGTAACCTTTAAGCAAGCCTAGCATACCTCTTGATTCGTCATATAGAAAGTTTCTTATAACATCTTCTCTAGCAATAGCATCAGCATCAAATTTTAATCTACGATCTATTTCATTAAACATGGCTGGATCGCTTACTATTTCAAAAGCAGCTTCTGTTTTTGTTGTAGGATCAACAAGTTTATCTTTAAAAGATTCTACTTTTTGATATATACGCTCTGATTGTCTAGCTTTAGCTTGTTTTCTTCTTCTAGCCACAGCTTTAGGATTTGCTATATTTTCAAATCCTTCTATTGTTTCTGTTTTAACAACATCACCACCCTCTTCGGTAACAATATTTTCAATAAATTTTTCATTAGTTATATTGTTATTTTTTCCAAGTCTCTCAGTATTATATAACTGCCCGTCTTTATCTTTTAATTCTATTTTTCTACTACCATCTTTTGCGGTTGTAACTGTAATAATATTTTTATCTCCATTGTCATCTATTGTTTCGTAAGTTTCTTTTTTTATAGAATCAGTATCTTGAATGGCGAGTTCGTTGTTTGTGGTTTCAGTTACCTTTATAGTTCCAGTTTTTGCAGCTATATCCGCGCCTTTACTACTTTTAATTGCTTTATTGTATCCTTTAACAAAGTCTAAAGCACTTCTACCAGTTCTAAAGCTAATATTTAATTTACCGCCACTAAATATACTTTTTAATGTTCTGCCAAAATCTACAAATTTGTCAATTAAAGTAGTGTTTTCTACTATTTGATCATTAGATAAACCTTCGCTAGTTAAAGTAAAAACTTCTTCGTAGTACTGCTCTTCGCTTATATCTCCGTCTCTAAACTGTTTATTAGCTTGATTAAGTCTATTTGCGACTACAGCATCTAGTTCTATGCCATCACTATTTAATAAAGCTTCTAGCTTTTTACCAGCTTTTATTTTAGCGGCACTGTTATTTACAAATATTTTATCTAACAAAGCATGTAAAACTTCGTGCTGAGCTGTAGTTGCTATATTATCTTGTAAAGCAGAAACTTCGTTTAATATAACTTGAGTAGTTCCATCGCCCATTCTAGATATAAAACCATAACTTTGGTCTTCGGCAGGTAATATATTTCCTTTTTCATCTCTATCTAAACCTACAACTTCACCTCCATTAGCTTCAATTGCTTCAACAGATGATATAAGATCTTCTGTGCCTTTAACAATTTCAAGTCCAACACCTTCAAGACCTTCAGCGAAAGCTTCAGCGCCTTTAATGTTTTTTAAAGTTCGATCTTGCGTAACTAAACTGTTTAATTCTGCGTCTATTTCTTTAAGTCTAGCAGACTCTGCTTTTGTTAAACTAGAGTTATCAACTTCCTTTATTTTATTTTTAAGATTTTTTTGTTCTATTAACAGGTCAGCAAACTCTGTTTGATTAGTAGTAACCTCTAGGGCATTTAAAACATTAGAAGCACCTTGTACATTTCTAGCTTTTTCTTTTATAGAATTAGCTTGGGCTTCTGTTATATCACCAGCGCTTAATTGTTTATCTGCTCTAGTGTTGATAGCCTGCAAAGATCCTTTTACTTTTAAAAGATCCATTTGAACGGGTGTTATGCCTTGTATACCATCTCCTACATCCAAACCGTCAAAAGCCTCATTAATACTAACTAAATTATTTTTAGTTAAAATATTATCTATTTTTCTATTAGTAATACCGCTTTTAACATTAGCAACAGCTTGAGATATGTTAACAGGCGAAGTATATAAACCACCACCACCAACTCCAAGTAAGAAAGCATCTGGAACTCCTTCAAAAGGATCTTTACCTTTTATTAAGTTTTGAGTTATTTGAGTTGCAACTTCTTCGATACCTTCACCTAATGTACCAGCTATAGCACCATATTTTTTTATAGCTGTTTCGTACATCTCTATTAACCCTTTTTTAAATACTTGAATACCTTTTTCTTTACCTTCTTTAGCTATTATTGTTCTATAGCTTCTACCAATTGAACCTTTACCAACAAAACCAAAAACTGTTTCAGCAGCTCCAAGAGCTAGTGAGTTTTTTATAACATTTAGATCAGACATTGCTGGATTTTCTTCTCTCATTTCCCTCATTTCGGGACCAGCGAAAGCAATAGTTCCAGAAGTTATGAACGACCCAGCTCTCATATAAGCTCCACCTAGCATCATAGATATAGAAACAGGGGCACTTTCAGCTAAGCCAGACGCTATTTGTTTAAATCCATCTAAATATCTACCAGCTGCAAAATTTTTAGCAACACCTTTTATTTTGTAATTAACTCTATCGTAATCTTCTTGTGTAGCTTTTAATTTATTACCTTCTTCTATGTAGTAATCTAATATGGGGTTAGATTTTAAATTAGCGGCAACGACACCATGTCCGAGATACAATGGTTTATCACCACCAGCTAAAAAGCTTGTTATATCATACATGGTAGAAGGAACACTTGCTATCATTTCTCCTAAACTTGTACTACCTTTTTGAAGGTCTATATTTAGCTTTGATAAAAAGCCCATTTCAGATATTATTTTATCAGCCTCTTTTTGAGCTTTAACATCTTTATCTATTTCTTTTTTTAAGCTTTCAACTAGTTTTTTTCTTTTTTCTAGTAAACTATCAAAATATTTTTTACCTTTTTTGCTTTTTATTACAGTTTGATTTTCTACTGTTGTTTTTTCATTTTTAAATTCACCAGTTTCTGGATCTGGATATTGAAATAAACTTTTTTCTTTTTTAGTTACTTTTTCAGTTTCAAAATTGTTTAAAGCAGAATCAATTTCACCTATTTTAATTAATAAGTTGTCAGCGCCTATAGTTTCTTCAACATTATCAAAAGTTGGAAGGCCAGAAACCATTTCTATTTCAGCCTGTTGACCTTGCGCTTGATCTTCGTATTTTTTAAGATTTTTTAGTTGATCCTTGTCAAGATGATTTAATTTTTCAGCTATTTTAGCAGAAGCATAAGTATCTTCTTGAAGAATAAAATCTTTATCATCTTTAGATTTATAGTAATAATCTAATTGACCTTCTGGATTTACTTCAAATTTATATTGATAAGGATCATCTTCAGGATTATAAACATCGCTTTGTTTGACTACTGTTTCATACTTTTTTTTGTATTTTCTATAATCATCAGCCGCTTTACCTCTAGCTACAATATTTTCAGCATATTCAAAAAAGTTGTCAGTTTCAACTGGCTCAGGCTCTTGAGATACTAATTCTCCATCTACAGAATCTGAAAGATCGGACCCTGTGTTGTTCGTCTGCTCTACAACCGGATCCGGCGTTATAGAGCTGTCTTGGTTTCCCACTTCAGGAGTCTGTTCATCGCTTTTAACTTCAACTTCTGCCTCTTCATCAGGCGTAAAGTTTTTAAGAATTTCTATAATTTGCTCAACTTTCAAAGGAGGAAACTGAGACTGAAGTTCTATAGTTTTTTCTTCTAATGTCATTTAATTTAAGTTAATTTGTTATCTTGTAAAAACTTTTGAGCTTTAGCTTTTTTAGCTTCTGCTAAATCAAATACAGCGGCGTCTGCCTCTACTGTAGGTAGCTTGTTTGTAGTAAATTGCTTTAAGTAATTATTCATAAAATAATCTCCGTATTTGCTTTCAAATAATTCTTTATTTTTTTGAGACAAAGGTAATACTTCTTTGTAATCCCAAGCAACACTGCCTGCGTTTGCATTTTGTGCCATTTGATCATCTTCTTCAACACTTGATCCTTGACCAATAAAAACGTTCCAAGCAGCTACAACGCTTTGTTCTTGTTGTAACAAGCCTGCAACTTCAGCATTTACAAATGGCTGTGCTTTTCTTTTAATTTTATCTAAATCAAATTTAAGTACGTTTCTACCTTTACCACCGCCTATGTCTATTATTTCATAGTCAAAAGATCCGTCTACATTTTTCATAACAAACTCTTCAGACAAAGAAGCTTCTGGTAGTAAGTTACCTTGTTCATCTGCAGATCCCTCTGCTAAAACACCGCTATCAACTAATAGTTTTAGCATGTCTGCATTTACATCTGGAGTTTCAACTACAAGGCTAGTGTTTGATTCTAGTAAAGCACTAAGCGTATTGTTGTTAATTACTAAAGGCTTTTCAAACAAAGGTCCTTCAAATACTATTTCCTGAGAACCATCTTGCATAAGATTTAAATAAACATTATATCCTTCTGTCTTAGAAAAACCAGGTTTGTTAGTCATAATGCAATTAGCGACCATAAAAGAGTAATCGTTGTTAACATCATAGTAATTATCCTCTGTTACAGAAAGCTCGTCTACGACCTGTTGTAAGAACTCTATGGACTTCTGAGGAGCTTCATCTAGTCTCTTTACTTGCTCATGTTCATAATTACAGCTTTCATCTAAACATTTACCTGATTGTATAGCCATTTTTAGTTTAGCATACATCTTACCTGTATTGGCGTAAGCATTATCTAGTATCTTAAAAGAAGCGTCAATGTTAGCTGCAACATAATCTTCGTTGTAAGCTAGCGCGTTACTTTTATTAGCTTGTTGTATAGACAGATTATATGTTATGTTTTTATTCTCCATTTTATTATCGGTTATTAAAATCTATACCGCCAAATAAACTAGCCGCGGCTCCAATGCCACCGGTCAAAGCAGCTGTGCTGTCTCTACTAGCAGAAGCGGCTTGACCTCTTAATGCTGATATTTGATTAGAAACTCTATCTAACTGTTGTTGTTCTCTTTGTTCTGTCATGCCAAATACAAATTGTCTACCAGCTACGTCTGCTTGTTGTAGCCTTTGTTGTTCAGACATTTTTTGTTGCTGTAGTGTAGCTTCACCAGCTGCTCTTTGTCTTTCATTAGCTACTTCTTGACTTTCAATACTAGCTGCTACACCTTTTTTAGCCCGCAATGCGGCTTGAGCTAAAGCCGTGGCACCACCTGCTGAAGCACCCGTAGCTCTTATAGTGTCTAAGGTGTTAGCTAAAGCGATATCAGACTCTTCTATTTGCATTTCAGCCGCTTGAGTAGCTACGCTTAAATTAGCAAAAGGATTACTAAGCATTGAACTTAAATCTTGAATTCCTACATAAGGATTAATTATTTCTTGACGATTTTTTTCTAGTTCAGTTAATTTTGTTTCTAGCTTAGCAGCCTTTCTACGAGCTCTTTTAGCAGCTCTTCTAGCCTTATTAGACCCAAAAATACCACCAGCTAAACTAGCTACGCCACCTATTATAGCTCCTACCATTTTTTTATATTTTTATTATTAATATCCATTATTAAAATTATATTCACTACCAACTTGAAATAACTGTTTTTCGCCTCCAAAATCAGTAGTAGAATCTGTTGACATTGTAACTACTGAGTAAAAACCTTTAATACCAGTTATGTCATTTCCAAAATGAATTTCACCCTCTACCGGTGTACTATTATTAACTAAATTAGCATAATATTTATTTTCTTTACGATTAAAACCTGCTCTAAAAATATTACCAGTAAGAGGAGTAGGGAAAACATTGCCAAAAGAATCATAACTACCTTCTTCGTAACTTAAAACATTATTTGTAAAATCATTTGAAAAAGAATAAACACTATTAATTTCATCTTCACCTGTTGAGTCTGAAATAAAAGAATCAACCTGCCAACCGTTATAACCTTCGTACTCTATATTTTTGAAAGTTTTAGATGTGCTAGGATTTTCGTTTAAGATAAATTTTATACTTGAATTGTAATTTATTCCGTAAAATTTGTTTCTTGCTAAATCACTAAAATTAAGTTGCGTATTGTCGTTTAATATTTGAGCTTTATTAACTGTTATTGTATTACCGTTAATGCTTAATATAAATGTTCCAGGTTTTATTGTAGAACCGTAAACAATGTCACCTAGTCTTAAATCACCTTGAATATTATCAAGAGTAATTAATTGACTAGTCTGAACAGGACCATTTGTCAATGCTTGAGTAATTTTGTTTTCATTATAATTATGAAGCCAAAGTCTGCCATTTTCCGTTGTGTATGTTTGGTTTCTAATTGATAATATTTGATCTGGTTTGAAGCTAAAAAAGCTAGTCCAACCTTTGACCCTTTCGTCCCAAGCTAAAGTAGTAGGTTTGTTATTATTGTCATTTAACGTTATATTTTTTCTAGTATTAACAAAATATTGACTTGTATACACATCCCAGCCACCTAATATTCTTCCTGGAGCTGAAGATAATTTTATTCTGTTTAATTCATCTCTAAAATAATCTTTCATACCAGCAGAAGATATTTCATCTATACCACTTCGAGAAAGTCTTAATATAACATTTTTGTTTGAATCTGAAAAATATTTATTGTATCCATAAACAGCAAAGCTTTCTGGATTTTTAGATATTCCATATTCACCAGCATAAGGTTGAATAGCACCTATAACTAAGTTAGAAGAAGTAACAGTGCCACCGCCTTCTGCTGAATAAATAGCGTCTTTATCAATTAAAGCTCTACTTACCTTAAGCTCTTGAAATATATTTAAATTAGTATCTTCAGCATAAAGTTTCTGTATAGATCCATTAACAGGGTCTAAACTTTTAGTTATTTCCTCTCCTACGCTAAAAACATTAGTATTGTTTATACCTGTTCTAGAATTAAATATACCAGAGTATATAAGTGTGTTAACTCTTGGTGAAGCATTTGGCTCGTCTTCTACTAAATAAGCCTTAGCACCGTAATCTGTAGATGTATTATTATAACCACCTCTAATTCTAGCTTCTTCAATAGACCAATTAGTTAAATCGTCATCATCAACAGACAAAGGAAAAGTTCTAGGATAACCACCAATTTCTTGAGGTATACCTCTTGAGCCATTCCACATAGCTGTTCCATCGCTTGAATTAAAGCCGCTATTACTCTTTTTTAGAATAAAGGTATTAAAATATTTTACTTCTATTATAGCCGCCATATTATATTATCACTTATTTTTTTTTGTTTTAACTCTACGTTCCTGGTGTGCAATTTTCTTGACAAGAGCTTATAGTTCCAGAGCCGACTTGACCAGATGACACCATTTGCTGCCCGAATGAAAAAGTAGTAAATGGGTTATAAGGTGTAACGTCTGTTTGTTCTATAGGATAGCTTTCAAAATCACAGTTTCTATTAATTACTGCTGTTTTTTGAGGAAAAGCGTTTGTAACCTGTGCACACAGCTCTTGATATGTCGCTGGTTGGTTTGTGTTAACTGGGGAATAGTAAGGGAATTGCCCAGCAATCCTCATTCTAGGAAATACAGGAGTTGTAAAAACATCACTGGCTGCATTTGGCATTGTCACCAGCCATCTACCACTTGAAAAACTAATAACATCTCCAGCGCTTAAACCATGAGATTCAAATGTTGTTATTATAGCATCTGTTCCAAAATCATTACTAAAAGGTGGTCCAGCATTTGTGTAATCTACAGAACTTACTCTTACTGTAGGATTATCGTTAGAATCTAATATAATAGAGTTTGGTGCAGTAGAAAAACCGCCAGAAGTTTGGTAAATTTCATCTCCATTAGCGGGGTTAGAAGTATTTCCGTCTGTTGGTTGCACGAATATAGGTCCTCTTGGAACTCCAGCTATAACGTTAGGATCAAAAATACCTGATGTTGCTCCATTTGGAAAAAAAGCATTGTCACCCGACAAGTTTTCTGTTCTAAAAATATTTCCATCTAAAACTTCGGCTACAGTACAAGTACCATCTTTATAAACATCACCACCAACAGCCAGGTCTTTAGGCGTTATAAAATTCCAACTCCAAGCTTTTTCAACATTAATTCTATTTACTCTAACTATTGCTCTGCAGTAAGGCTGCTGAGTTTCTAGAGAATCAAAACTTCCGTTAGCATCTGTCACTTTCAACCAAATAGCCCAATCTTGAAAATCTTCAAAAACTAAGCCAGTACCTCCAGCGGTAGTAGTAAAAGAAAAAGCCGGTGAAGCTGGGTCGGGTTTTTCTAATGTGCAAAAACTAACGCCTGAGTTTATTGAATCGCTAGTGGCTATAGTGGTATTTAAAGTAAAAGGTCCAGTTTGTCCAATATTTTCAATAGTATAGCCTGTCACAGGATCTGTATATACTTGATCAAAAACGTTTTGCTCACTAAAAGAGCCTCCAAATTCTTGCAATTGACTTGTACGCAGTTGCGCTACTATTTCAAATTGAAGTTCCTGACCTGCTAAAAATCTTTGTCCATAAACAGCACCATCTTCGTAAAATCTAGAACCATTTTCTGCTTCTATTATATTTATAGCTATAGTTTCTGTTTGTGATATGTCTATATTTGGCGGAGTATTACCATTTTCGCCATCATAACCAGGCGTGCTAGGACAACTTATAAAAGTAGGTATTTTATTTTTAAGCTCTATATTTTCTATAAAATATGTTACAGATTGTTGTACCGTATTTGTTACTTTAATATTTACAACAAAGTTTCTTATAGCGGGATCTTCTAAGAAAACAAATAATTCGTTTGTTTTAATTTGATAAAAACCTGGTGTAGTTGTTTCTTCTAAAACAAAAGCAGTACTTCTATCAGCTCCTGTTTGGTCTATAATGCTAGCTTCTCCTGGTACTTGTGATTCTAATGTTATTTCAAAATCATTAGGGTCAACATCTGTTCCAAAAATATCTTGAACAGTAAAACCATTACCATTTATTATGGAAGATCCTATGGCTAAATCTTCAAAAAACAAAGCATCGTTAAAATCTATTATTTCAATAGCACCTAATGTATCACTCAATATAGATGTATTTAAATCAGATATTAAACCGCTAGAAGAAGTTTCCCAAAATATATCTAGCAAACTTTCTACTGGTTCTGTTTCATAAACAGCTAAATACTGTATTCCAACTGGATTGGTTTGCGGGTTGTCAAAAAACGTAAGCGTAGTTCCTGTTTCAAATATACTTTGTCCTTGTGCTGATCCAACAGAAATAGGACTTCCAGGAGCTGGATTAGCCAGCTTTACAGTAGGAAGCGATGCGACTGAAACAACTGTACCTTCTGCTAAACCTCCGCCCCTAACAGACATGCCACTTACTATAGTCCCTTGTATGTCAGCCAATGTAACTGTATCTTCCAGTACTACCGGTGGCGTCGTGCCAGTTTGAGCAGGAGTTTTAGTAGTATCAACAATACCGCTTCCAGTAACAAGATTAGTGTTGTTTATTTGACCTATTTTATTTTCAGTAGTTATTCTAGCTATTAAAGGATTTGAAGTATAAGAGTAAAATTGTGGAAAAAAATCTGGTCTTTCGGAAACCAAAGGGCTAAAATCAAATAAATCATTTAGAGTGGATATAACAGAAACAGTATCTGGTTTTATTCCTGGGTAATAAGGTCTATTTTCAGAAAAATTCAAAACAGTAGGATCAACATGGTTTTCTACTCTTCCAAAAATCCCAACTGAACTTCTAAATTGTTTTTGCTGTGGACCAACTTCATTTAAGTCTCTTGGTATCTTATTTATATTATCATTTATAAGAACAGTATGTGATGTTCTACCTAACTCTAGTAAAGCGTCTTTAGGATAAGCAGCCATTACGCCAGGCAGGTAAACATTGTAGTATTCTTGCTCTGTTTGTTTAACAACTATCTTCCAAGAGTACCAACCTAAAGGATTATATTTTGAGCTATTTTCATCTCCATTATACAATCCAGGCCAACCAATAGAAGTATTTTTATTGCTAGGTCCAATGGGACTGTTGAAAGAAACTTTCAAGGAATCACCTGGCCAAGTAGATTGAACTATAGAGCTTGAATTATAAGCAGAGTATATGGTAGACCCCTTAAATTCCACGCCTCTAGTGGTAACAGTGTTTAAACTATTTGAAAGTATAACGCTTGATTGTCTACCATATCTATCAGAAAGAACCACACCTACTTGATAATTTCTATTTTGTTTTACAGAATGGTTTGGATACTCTATAATACTAGTAGCGTCTTGAGTATTACTAGCTGGCATTAGCTCTATTATATCGCCGTTATTATAATTAACATTATTAGTCAATGTTAGCGTATTAGTGAAAGAGTCATAATCTTTAACAACAGTTCCAGCCGGTATACTTGCATCTCTACTTGTTATAATAGAACCAATTATATTACCACTATCCCATATGGTTCCAGATTCAGAACCAGAATTTATAGTTATTTTAGACGGTTCTTTTCCAGTTGGAGGAACTTGAGAATCAGCAGTTCCATTATTTACTGAAAATTCAGCCTTAGGACTGGAGCTGACATTGTAATCTAAAAAAGCCGGAGGCGTATGTTTATTTTGAAAATTACCATAAACAACTCTATTGCTTATTATTTCTTGAGCTAAAGATCTAACTGGAGTTTTATCATACACTCTAATAAGATCTTTTTCTGGTAAAACTTTAAAAGGTTTTCTAGATTGATAATCATATATATAAAATCTAGGATTTCCTATTGTTATTATATCACCAGCATTTAAAGTTACATTTTCACTAAGTGTTATATTTCCAGATGTAGGTATAGCTGGATTAGTTGGTGAAAAATTAGTTACTGTTATAGCAGAACCAGTGCTACCTTCAAATGTAACTTGAGAGCCAACTAATATACCTCCTTTAATATTTTCAATAGCAAATGGACCTTGACTTGCTGTTACAGGATTCGTAACTTCGGCTTTACCTGAAGAGTTGAATATAGTTTCTATAGAAACTTGCTCTATAACTTTAACAGCCGCCTGGTTAGATTCTTTATAAAGAATATCTATAGAGTCAACTTTTAAAGCATTTTGCAAATCATAGTTATTAAATGGAAGTGGTATATAAAGTAATATTTTATTTACTTTATTTTCCATAAATTCAACTATGGTACTTTGATACGATGCTTTTTGATCATTAATTTCTTTACTCGCGTAAACATTACCAGCAACATTAGGATCATCTAAGTCTGTTTTATTTGTAACAAAGTAACCATCTTGCTTTGGTATAAAAGCAGGTTGAGTAAAAGGTGAAAATATAGAGTTTTCACCATCAACAAAATTAAATCTATAACCAAATCTTACGAACCTATCTTCTAAGTAATTAGGATCACCATTGTATGATTTTTCAAAATATGGATTTGGCTCAAAAACAATTTCTAAATCATCACTAACTATTGTTATATCTTTATCTAGTTGTATGTAAGCTGGAGGTGAGACTGAGGTATCAATTTTAGTTACTTTTGTGTCATTTAAAATAGTTGATCCAGGAGATGCAGATGACTTTAAAACAGAGTTTATATATATATTTCCAATTATATTAGAAATAGGTACATCTGTTCCAGCTGTGTAAGTTCCGGCAACAGAATTAGCAGTACCTCCATTTGGATAAAATTTACTAGTAACGTCTAGCATAGTTGTTTCATATTGTTCAGAACTAGATAATAAGCTTTGTCTGTACAATAGTATGCTTTGATATGGATTATATGTAGATACAGATATTTGATCTTCTGTTTGATAATAAGAACTAGAACCTAAAGCCGATATTATATTTATTTTTCTAGGTTGATTTCTATTATCTGTCCAAAATAAAAAGTCTTCTAAAACATTAACACCGTATATAAAATTTGTTTTTGAAAAATTTAAAAAAGCACCTTCAACTAACTTATTAGCTACTTTTGATACAGTATTGTAAACATATATAAAGTTAGATGCAGTCGGAGAATATCTGAAGTTAGAAGGCGAAGGATCTGTGTAGTTTGTTAAAAATAAATATATATTATTATTAATGTCATCAGAAAAATAACCTATACATGTTAAATCGCTGACGTTTTCTAAAGAACCAAAATCTACAGCTAAAGAATTTCCTAAGACATTTTCTAAAGATCCTACTCCATCTCCTTCTGATCTACTTACTTGAACATTTAAAGCGTCTCTGTAATCACCGTTTCTTAATAATCTAGCGTCAATGTCTTTATTCATTTTAGACCCTAGAAAAGTATTTTGAGCTTTAGCCATTTAATTTTAGTGTTTTATCCATTTAGATTTACCTCTCATAACTTGAACTATTTCGTCAAGCTTTATATTAGATAATCTTATTTTAGCATTTCTAAGCTTAGCGCTTCTGTCTTTTTTAAATCTTTGCACTATATACTCAGGTTGATTAGCTCTTGTAGATATCATATTATACATTATAGAAGCATATAAAGCATCTTCAGCTAGCTTTGGTACTTTGCTATCGCCATCATAAGCTAAACCATCTGATATATACTCAAGTACGATTAATTTATCTACTAAATTACTTGAAAAAGACATTTTACCTTCTCTATAATTAGGGTTAAACCAACCATTTACTTGCGCATATTGTGGTTCTATTCCGTAAAGCTGACCATATGCTATAGTGTTGTCAAAGCCATAATAGTTAGCCCAATAAGCATAGTCGTCTAAATTATCAAATATACCTTGGTTAATTATAACATCATTTGCTTTTTTCCATCTTTCTTCAGTAATAGAAGTTCCTTCTATATTTGAGCCAAAGTTATCTTGAATTGGTAAACCTATGGCATCTTGAACCGGGTTCTTATATGGACTAGTTGTTAAATTGTTTGCTGGATATATAGGTCTTTTAACGCCTAAATGATCAATATAGCAAACACTAACATAGTTTACATAATCTTGAGGTAGTACTATATTTAAACTAGCTGGTATTGTTAATTCTTGAGAATGTATACTTTTTAAAGTGTCATAGCTAAATTCTTGTAAAGATCTTTTAGCAAAAAATAATACATCAGATTTGCTAGCTTTCTGTAATATCTTACCATCACCAACGTATCCAACCATAAAGTTGTCTATAGCATCATTTAATGTTATATACTCGTATCCTCCATAGTTATTCTCAACTGTTTGACCAAAAGCGTCTTGATTACCATAATTGCCACCGCTTAAAGATTTTAATTGAACAACTAAGTAGTGATTTATAGTTAAAGAACCAGTTACTTTTATAGTGTTATTTGTTACTTCATAAGCGTTAGTATATTCTGTAAAACTACCCGGCAAGCCTGTATTACTTGTGTATAATTTAAAGTTATTTAAAGCATAGTTAACATTTGTACTATCAGAAGATCCAAATATTAAATCAGTATCAAATGTAGTTGTAAACTCTTGCTCAGTGCCTGTGGTAGGTATTAAGAAAACTTGAGCGCCTTGGTAGTATTGTTGATTTGTTTCTGTTACTAAACTCATTTATTTAAGATTTTTCGTTAGCCTCTACTTGTGCAGATTGCTGCGCTGCTGCTTGTATTATAGTTGGATCATTAATTATAATACCACAGTATTTAAGTATACCTATTATTAAATTAGTTTGTTCTGATATGTCTAATTCAAAATCAACAGACGTTGAAGATGTTTCTCCTACCGGAGTAAATATATATTGACCAACAGATCCAACATTAAAACCCCATACTGGAGAGCTTGGTTTTAAAATACAATTAACACTAACAGTGTCGCTAGGATTGTTAGGATTTGGATTTATTTTTAAAATTAATCTATTTAATGGAGTTATAGTTATTTGAGCAGAAGTAGTTCCACCATCAATTAAAAGAACGTCTCCAGGTAAATAACCAGATCCATAATTAGTAACATTAACACCTAGAACAAAACCATTAGGAGCGTTAACAGTAACTGTAAAGCCAGATCCATTACCACCAGTTGTTCCATGTGAAGAACCATTTACATATCCAGAACCATTATTGTTTATAGAAATCGCAGCATCAACTAAATCGCTGCTAGTTGTTCTAAATATAGGATATCTTTTAGTAGGAGCAGTTAATTTTGATCTTGTTATTTTATCAAAATCTTTTTTACTAACAAGTTGAGTTACGGAAGAATACTGAGGTTGCCCACTATAAGTTGTTACAACATCACCAATTTTGAATAATGTAGAACCTGTGTTATTATAAAAACACTCATTAGAAGAGTTATATGTGAAAGTTAATTCTCTTTCAAATGGGTGTAATTTATAATTTATATCTTTAAACATGTTAAAGAACTCAGTGTCATTTTGGGAGTTATTTTGATTTAATCTATTCACTTGATTACCATCAGGAAAATAAGATTGAAATATTTCATCTTGTACTTGCATAGCAAGACTGTTAAATTCAGCAGGTGTTATATATCCTCTCTGTTCTTTGTTTAATATATACAAGACTGTTTGGTATACTGTATTTACGCTTACTGCCATATTAATTTTTTTAAATACTAAAAAGGCGGCCGAAACCGCCTATGTATTAGTATCACTTGTTTTTATAGTTTTTTATCTATAGATTTATAGATCTCAACACCTTCATCTGTTTTCAAGAAAGCAGCAAATGCCGAGTAAGGGTTTTCATCAAAAGGTACGTTCATTAATTTTCTACCGTTTGATCCCCAAGTAAATGTTCTTTGATCGCCTGATAGATTAATAATACCAGCCTCTGCAGCTCTAATAGCTACATTTCTTAATTGAACATTATCATCATTAGCTAAACTAATAAATAATTGTGGATTACTTCTAGCAAATAATAGTAGATCTCTTTTAAGCTCTTTAGAACTCATGCTATTTACTTTAGATCCAATCTCTACTCTTAAAATAGCTTCAGCTTGATCAATATCTATATTTCTAGCTGCATTTAAAGCATCAATTTGAAGATCTAATACCTCTAGTTGATCTACTGCTTCTGCTTTTGCGCTAAACTCATCATATAGTTTACCTTTTAATGGGTGATACAATGAAAGTAACTTTTGCAGATTTTGTTTTTCTTTTTTAACAGTTAGTGTTCCATCGTAAAATCTAATATGTCCCATTGTAACTTCACCTTTTTGTTCATCAACAAAGGGAGATGATTGATTTGTAGCGTATCTTAACTCTCTTTGTTCACCTGTTTTATTATCAAAATATAACAATGAGTGTTTTCTAGTATGCTTACCTGGAATAGTTAGAGTTAATGGATTTTTATTTCCTCTTAAATAATAAACTCTATCTTTAATTTCCCACGTTGGTTTTGTGGGTTTAGGAGCGGTTTTTACCGCAACCTCTTGAGGTGCAACCTCAACAGTTTCTACTGCTTTAGCTTTTTTAGCCATAATATAATAAAATTAAATAGTTAATAAGGGTAACAGTTACCCCTGAAATTACATCAGGGGTAAACATTACCTGTGTAATTACACTCCTTGGAATAATACAAAGTTGTTAGCAGCTTGTGTTACTAAACATCTTTCAGATAGGAAGTTTACTTCCATAGCATCTAAAGTAGATGTAAAAGCTCCACCAGCAGAACCAGTCAACCAAGACTTCATGCGACGATCATCACTTTGTGAAGCTCTGTATCGTACGTGCAAGAAAGGTCTACGGATGTTAGTTCCTAGTACTTGATCGTATACAGTTGAAGTTCCAGCAGGTATTAATACACCTTCGATAGAATTTACACCTTGTACACCTCCACGAGTAGAAGCATCGTTCAAGTATTTCCAGTCTGTTTTATAGAAATCATAAGAACCTCTACGGAAACCGCTAAAACCTAAGTTCAATGCCATTTCTTCTGAGTTTTCAAATAATCCAAAAGCAGTACCACCAGCAGCTCCGCCAGAGATTGCAGCCAACATGTCGTCAAAATCCAAAGCAGTTTGTCTTTGTAAGAATAACATGTTTTCTTCAATAGCTCCTTGAGTATCTAAGTTTTTAAGAATTGCATCAAATTCGTCTAATCCGTTAGCAGCAGTAAATCCTACTTCTACGTTTCCACGAGATTTAATAGCAGCAAATAAACCTTCAGATCCTGGTACAAGAGCGGCGTTACCACCTTGATTGTACTCACTTTCAATCATTGCCATTTCTAGGTAATCTTCAAAACGTAAACGAGTTTCAGATTCAGCTTTTAAATACCATAGGTATCCAGAAGCACCGTCTTCAGTAGCAACTTCTACCCAGCCAATTTGAGCCATGTCAGAACCAGATACTACGTATTGGTTTCTTAGGATAATTGGTGAGTTAGAAAATTGAGTTAATTGAGGTTCTACAGAAATTCTAGCATCAGCACCAGTTGTATTAGATCCTTTTCCATAAGAAGATCCGTATACAAATACTTTAATAGCACCGTTTGTAAATCCAGCAAATCCATTACCATCAAAAGTTGTAACTGTAATTGTGCCGTCTTGAGCAGCAGTTGTTGCTTGTGTAGCAGTTACAATACCTTTTTGCTCATCACCTGTGGCTGTATCTAAAATAACAACTGTGTCATTTACAGAAATAACATTTTGCACGCCAGGAAATCCACCTAGAGGAGCAACAGTTATAACGCCAGCAGCCTGCGTACAATCATCGTAAGATATATGTAATCTATTTTGTTCAGACCAAATTACTTGATCAGATGTCATTGGCATTTCAGCGCCAACCATTCGCAAGAATCCAGATAACGTTCTGTTTCCATAACGCTCTACTTCTTGTTCGTAAATTTCAGGTAGGTACTGTTGAGCGAAAGTATCTGTATCGCCAGCGCCAGCGCCACCGTTGAATTGTAAGTAGTTTGAATTCAAAAGTTCTTGTTTTGAACTTGGGATCAAACTTCCAAATTGAGGAGTTAAACTCATAATATTAAGTTTTTATTAGTTAAATTTTTTAGTTTTTATTTTTAGCTTTGTAGAGTCAGCACCTGAAATAGCTCGCACTTTAAATCCGTTTAAAAACACATCACCCTGAGAAGTCCTAGCTTTAGTGTCACTCAAGTTTTTTGATTTGTTTACAACGTCTTTTACAGCGTCTGCTTTTCCTTGCTCATAAAAATGAGCGGCAATCTTATCTACATTTTCAGCAGCATAAATAGCCTTGTGATAACCATTAACGTCTTGAACATTACCATTTTCGTCTAGGAACTTCCCAACGAGGTTTGTTATATTAGACTGGCTCTCTGCAACTTTATCAACATTTTGAATATTGTACTTATATTTCTTTTCACCAACATTGATATCAAAACCTTTGAAATCATCACTGAAAAGTTTTTTAGTATTATCCTTAAACATTTGATGCTGTTGCTCAGCTTGTTTTTGCTCCTTATTATATCTATTGAAAAAATCCATAGCTTTTTGTTGTTCCTGAGTAACGCCCGGTCTCAACTTGATCTCGTCGTAATATTTACTCTTGGTTTCTTCCAAAAAGTTTTTGGCTTTCGCAACTTCTTCTTTAAACGCAAGTTTCTTTTTGCGTATATCCCTTTCTTCATCGATGTCCTCGTCATAGTCAAAATCTTCTAATAGAAGTTCGACGTCCGAGTTATCTAAGTAAGGTTTATTCTTTTTATAATACTCTTTTAAAAGAGTTTTATCGTCTACATTACTGTAATCAGCATTTAGACGAGTATAATCTTCTATTGTCCCACCAGTTTCTTCCATAAAGGCTACTAGCTTTTCAATATTCTCTGGCAATGGTTTGCCTAATACTTTTTCATCTCTTATAGCTTCTTTAACTTCTGCTTCAACTTGTTTAACTTCAGCTTCTGTTACTTCTTGGATCGGAGAAAACCCTTCAGTAGTCTCGTTGGACTCTTGTATAGGTTCTCCCACCGTTGTGCTATCTCCGGATGGTTCTTCCACAGATACCTCCTTTGTTTCTCCGACTTGAATGGCATCTTGTTCTTCTTTTTTGATTTCTACCTTAGTTACATTGCTTTCTAGCTCTACTAAAGGTTCTTTGGGATTAACATTTATTTTAGTTACGTTATCCTCTGTTTGAGTTAATTTTTTAGGTGTTTTCTTTTTTGTTTTTAATTTAAACTCACCTTCCTGTTTAACAGGTTCATTTGTTTTTACTTCTGACATAATATAATATAATTAAATAATTAAATAACGTTTTACATAAACGCGTTCATACCAGCGTCTGGCTGATTTTCAAAGTCTATTGGTAAGCCATCGTTATTTCTCTGGCTTATCATTTCACTTTGTTGCGTACCTTCCATTTTTATACGCTTGTCTTTTCTATCTTCTTTTTGTTGTTCTTTTTGAGATTGACCTTGAACTTCAAGTTGCTTCAATTGCATATCAAACTGATGCTGCATTTGCATTTTTTGTTGATCAAGCTGAGCTTGTATTTGCATTTTTTGAATCTCCATTTGAGTTCTAGCTTGTTCATATTGAACCTTAGATCCGCTAATAGCCTCTTGCTTCTGAACTTCGTTCATTGCAATTTTCTCATTAGCATCTGCTTGAGACTCGGCTTGAGCTCTAATATTAGCTTGATTATTCTCTTGGTCTTTCTTAGCTTTAGCCTTACGCTTAACCTTTAATAATTGATTAGCTAATTTAAGATTTTTAATCTGTCTTAAATCTATAGCATCTTCAAGGTCAATACCTCCTTGCTGCAGCGCAACTTGTATATTAGCTTCTAACTGAGCTTTTTCTTCATCGTCTGGTTCTAACTCTAAGAAAATACCAAAGTCATGCAGATTTAAATTAACAACTTCTTTCAATGTGTTAACATTGTAATTACTAATAGAGTTAGTAAGCGACTCAGCTGTTAATGGAAACTCTAGTGCATCTGCTATTTTAAGAGCTATGTTTTCTGCAACTCTAAGAGTTAAATAAGATGATGACTGCTTAATATGTCTAGTAGCAACATTAGATGCGTTAGCAGCCATTTTTTGTAAACCTACTAACGTACTTTTGTCTGGCGTACTACCATCTCTAGCTTCGTTAAGCCCCGTTACATCGCGTATCATTTGCAAGTAATACTGGTACGTATTTATAAGACTTTGTATCTTGCCTTGACCAGAGCTAGAGTTTAATTCTTGAATTGGTACTTTACCTCTGTTTAAATCACCGTCTTGAGTTAAGCTTCTACCTACAATAGAACCAGTTTGAAAATACATATTCAATGCTTCAGCTGGGTTGTAGTTAGTACCATTACCAAGATCTACCTCAGCCAAACCGTCCATATCTAAATAAACACCATCTGGTACTATTCTAGACATTACTTGCTGTAGCTTTAAATGTGTTATTTGAATCATATCAGCAAAGCCAATACATTTGCTAACTAAGCTTTCTATTCTACCTTTGTACATTCTAGGTGCACATATAGAATAATTCATTTTAACTTTAGTAGTATCAGCATAAGGTCTTGACATGTTTTCAGCAAGTTCCCATTTAAGCATCGTATCAGTTCCTAATACTTTAGCGCCGCTGTATAAAACCTCTATTGATCTTGATACTCTTTCAAAGTTATCATTTTCAGGTGGATTAAACGTGTCTGGCTTTTCAATAGCTTTTAACAGACCTTGGTCTGTTTTCTTAATTTTAAATACTTGATTATGATATGTCTTATAATCAAAGTATAAAACCTGTACAGTATTTTCATCGTATCCACCCCAACCAGTAACATATTGTCTATTGCCCGGCATTTGTTGTATACGCTGTAACTCTTTTTCAGATATATTTGGAAACTCTTTTTTAAGCTCTGGTATCGTTATAGATTTTATCTCACCTACGTAATATATGTCTTCGAAGTTAGGATCTTCTGTATATGAATAAACCATATAAGCTGGGTCTACGTAATCAATAGTAATACCGTTAGCTGTGTTAAAGTTTGTTTTAGCAGCTGCGATACCACAAACGGCTAAATCCATATTAAGTCTACGCTTTGTAAGCTCATATTTATTTTGAGCCATAACAGAAGATATAGCCTCTTCTTCAGCTATCTCTATGCTTTGCTTATATGACAACTGCATATGAAGCTCTAGCTCTTCTTCGCTTTCTGGTAGTAAATCAGGGTTTGGTACTTGGTATAAGTCAATACCTAGATTTGTTTTTAAATTATCTAAGTATTGTTTAGCTAGCATGTCTTCATATATCTTAGAAGCATACTCAGTTCTTTTCTTTATAGATTCAGGATCTTGAGCATAAGCTTTAACATCATAAGAATGTGCTGATATACCATTAACAACAATGTCTACAAACTTAGATAAAATAGGTACAGGTTTCCAGTCTAAATTAAGATAAGACAAATCACCATTAATAGATAATTCATCTTTATATTTTTGAACAGGCTGTTCTCCTCTAGCATATAATCTTAATGTATTAAAATTATTCCAATTGGTTAAATAAGCGTTACCATTGGTTCTACCTGATTTGAACCACTCATACTCAATAGCCATAGCGACTTGACTGCCGTACTCTATGCTTGCTTTTTCAGCATCACTAACTACTTGACTTGGAAAAGCGCTATTTGAATTAGTATATATATTCATTTAACTTATTATTTTTGATGTAGTTCCCCTGTTGTCATATCTTTTGATACCTAAATCTACAGGTTTTAAAATTCTTTTATTTACTGGTGAATATCTGTGTTTGTTACAAGCCATTAAAGCTAGTCCAGAGCTAATAGAAGCATCGTGCTTTGTTCTATTGTTTATATTAAACTTAGCCCAGTCTTCTAATGTTTTTTGAAAATAAACATCACCGTAACCTGTTTCTTTTAATCCAACAAAATGCTCTATATAACTTTCTATAGCTGAAGCATGAGCTTGTTTTATATCTTCACTAGAGTTTGGTATACCGCCTAGTTCTTTTTCTGTTACTGATAACTTGCTATAAGTTCTATCAGGTCTGTTCATTGCAAATCCTCTATAACCTCTACGTTTAAAATAGTATAGAAGTCTTGGTTTGTTATTCTCTACTAATATTGGCATACCATAAAATACACATGCCATTAACACGTCTTCAAAAAATATTTCAGCTGTTTGAGGTCTTGCTATATATTCTAAAAAGAAATGATTTGCTGGCGCGTCTTCCATTGAAAACTTGGTTAAGCCATGCAAAGATCCTTTAGAACCTCTTTTATCTACAGTACCTGATATATCGTAAGGGTCACATCCAAAAGCACCTATATGCTCGTTACCTGGGTAATTGATACCATTTTTTTGATATCTTTTATTTTGCAAATGAACTGCTGGCACCCAAGTTACTAAAAATCTACCACTGTTATTTGGTACAAATATAACTTTACTGTCTTGCTGACCGTTCTCCCATTGAAAAGAACCTTTTGTTACACTTATAGAATTTTTAAGATCTTCGTTAAAATCTATCTGCTCGTATATTTTAGTTAGGTTAAATAAAGATTCTTTTGATTCATCTCTAAAAGCGTGCTTAGTAGTACGCGGAAACTGTCTATAAAATTCATTTAAAGCATCTTGATCTTGCTTTAATCCTTCAACTTCATTGTCCCAATACTCTATTACACCTAAATCTATTTCATCGCCTTGTGGTCCTTCAATTGGTTTTTTTGGCGTGTCGAAGACAGGTAATCCATAAGAATCAATGTATCCTTCGTAATTCCACTCCATAGGTATAAACAAGCTATATAATCCAGAGCGAGTTTGTCCATTCGCATTTCGTTGAGTGACGTCCGAGTCATTGTATAATTTTTTAAAGTTATCACCACCTTTGTCTAATGAGTTACTAGTTGAACCCATCATGCACTTACCAATAATTCTAGAACCTAATCTAAGACAAGTTTTTGTTACTCGCCAGTTGTTTAATATATTATTAGGTCTTTCCCACTTACCACTTTCATCGTGGACTAGTAATCTTAGTTTCTCCCCGTCGTACGAGTTGTCCCCTGTGTTCTTCCAGTCGATCGTGGTGTCCAGACCATCGAGCTCTCTGAGCGATTCGTTTGTCTCAAGCTTCTTACGGGTATACTTTGTCGCGGGTACTCTGTACGCAAGCTCTGTCTTTGGCCTGTCCATACCGTCCTGAATTGGTTTGAAAAAGAAGGGGTAATTGACCGATATTGGAACGACCTTGTCTGTAAACATCTTCTTTGCATCAGGGCCAGATTTGGACAATATTCCAAACCGTGAATCTGACTGAATTGTTGCAGCGTTAACCGTTTCAGCTGAAGACATAAAGGAGAATCCAGATCGTCTATTCTTAAGGTAGCACATTCCGTAACTACGCTTGTCTGCTTTACAAGCTTCCCAGAATATAAAGAATAATCTGTTTGCTTCCCTAAAGTCTGGTTGCCCAACATCAATTTTGCTCCACTGCAAGTACATATAGTGAGTACCAGTAAGGTAAGTAGCCACATCCTTATTATAGAACCAAAAGCCTTCTTCCCTGCGGACGAACTCATTATCGATGTAATCATACCATTTTTCTTTAAAGTCTAGCGGGTATTCCTCCCAATCAAATACAGACTTTATTTTTTTTAATACTTTAGGATATTCTGTATATTCCCATTTGTTATTTTCAAACTTATGTACATTATTAGCTTTAGGTAAAGCTATTTTTAAGTTTTGTATCTCGTATATCTCCCCTATTGTACCGTCTTTACTTATTATAACGATATCATGTTCTTTGTTATAACCGTACTCCCATTTCTTATAACGGTTCATACGGTTAACAACTTTAGGTTTTACGTGATCTTTTAAGACCTTATATAACGTTTGTTCGTACATTATTTCTTAGATCTTCCTTCAGCAAACCCTTTAAAAGTTCTTTCTTCTTTAACTTCTTTAGGTTTGTCGTTTAGCATATTCTCTTCTTCTTCAATGCGGTTAAGTATTTCAAAGGCATCGAATATAGCTAGCTTTTTAGTGGCGGCTGCGTTTTTAAGTCTGTCAGCTGATATATCATCATCTGAATCAACAATAGCTTCTTTAGCTACTTTGATTAACTCCTCAACTGCTCGCTGCCCAGCTTGGATTATATTCTTCTTCGTTTCCTTGGTGTTCATACTTAATTACAATATCATTAGATTTCATACAGTAAAGTCTCTTTCCTTCAACTAAAAACTCCCATTCACCATTAGGCGTGTAGCCAACTAGGTCTCCTGGGTTTATTTCTAGCGCTTCTAAGGACTTATTACCATATTTTAATATACCAACAAGCTTACGCTCTTTATCAAGCGTTAGAGAATCATTACTTTTTATAGGTGTTATAAAACATCTGTCACCAACAGTGTTCCAACCTTTTTCATTTTTATATAAATAAACCTGGTCAAGGTTGCAAAAATACAAATCATCTTCAAAAA